GTACCCCGCTTGACTCATCAGCGAACTAATTAATCCGTCAACCTCTTCCGCTGCTTGAGTTTCAATCTCTTGCCTACGGCGTTGCTCTTCTTGTTCACGCGCTGATTTATCTTTGTTCTCATATTCACTCATTTTGTTGCGTAAATCAAATAGCTCGCGCTGTTCAGGAGTCATAAACTCATAATCAAGCTTTTTGGCCACACGTTTTTCTGACCACTCGTCTGGATCTAAACCCAACTGACGCATGACTTCTGCAGGATCTTTTTTGAACTGATCAATTAGACTTAAAGCTTGTTGTTGTTGTTCTCTTGCTTCACGAAATCGCTTTTGCGATACCGTTTCCATCTGGTAGCCGCGGACTAAATCGTCATAGTCGACGTCACGTTCTTGACCTTCGATTTTAACTTTGTGCTTAATTTTTCGGTACTCGGGAATATTTTCGGTGGGTGATTCAGTAACAATCTGTTCAACAGGTGCCGCACTTGTCTCAATTTGATCCATATAACTTCCTTCGCCCTAGCAATGGGTAGTAGTGTTTTTAATTTGTGTTTTCTGCTGCGAAGGATAACAGAGATTTTTAAAGAGGCAATTATTTGTAGAGTACGATCAACGTAACAGAATAATCTTGTCCAGCAACTGCACTGTCGAACTTGGCTTTTACAACTAGTCTTCCAGCACTATTTATAGAAAAACCAAAAGAAGAGACCATCTCTAAAATTTGAGACTGCCCCACCTTGATAGGGAATACGCCAAGCACGTTCCCACTTGTTTCGACAATCTGTTCTGTGTTGTGCCTAAGGTTCAAAGTCACTTCACTGCATTTGAAGTTATCCTTGAACGTTAGATTGTTTCGAAGAGCACGAATGATTGCTTCTGTGAATACAGAATAAGCATCAATGAGCTCAGATATCTGTTGCCCGACTTCTGTTGAAAGAAGACGTGCTGAATCAAATATTCTTGAAAGCCTGATTATCATTGTGGCTCCACACAGCATGCTTCGAATGCGTAGTTAGCAGCATACGCAACGTCTGCTTTATGCCTAAATCCAAGCACGTGAGTGAGCTCATGCGTGATGTTTGAGCCGGTTTTGCAGCGGCTAAAGAAGTTATGAAACTTACGGTTCAGATAGATGTTGTCAGAGCCTGGGTTCATGTAACCAACCACGTTCGAATCTTGTATGTAAAAATAGACCGGCAATCTTACATTTGCGTTCTTAAGTTTATCGATCCAAACATCACCCACGCCCCGGGCGTACATGTTGTCAGCAAAGCACTGACTTTGAACAACGCGGTTAATAAGCGGTTGAACACCTAATAGTTTAAAAGCTTCAGGTGTTGTGCAAAGCATACATGCAAGTGTGATCATTTGAATGTCCCGAATTTTTTAGGTGGAGTAAATTTAGGTGTATCATCTGGGCGCTTAAATTGCGAGCTCTTGACTGTTGTAATCGGATGCGGGTTACGCTTGTTGATGTCTCGGTTTGCGTACATCAAAGCCGCAATACCGTCGCAGTGTCCTAGCGCTTCTGTGCGGTCGAAGTCTGTTTTGTTTTTGTTGAACGTAGCAGACTCCAAAGTAAGGATAGCAAACTTACATCGCTCATGGACTTCCCATTCGTTATTGACAAATGCAATTTTTAACTGGTTGATATTAGCTTCCCAGTCTTCCTTTTGCACGGTCGACACGTGAAAGTCACTTGCAAGCAGGTCGACAAATAATTGACCAGGGGCGTCAACTTTCCTGACAACTGTTTCTGTTGTGTGTGAAAGTTCCATTTGTCTCACAGAAGCTGTTATGATCTCTGTCGGGGTATTCGGTCCAAACTCCCGCTCATCGATTAGTAGCTTTTTTGCCCTGGCAAAATCATACGCTACAAAATACGCAACAGTTTTGTCCCTAACCCCACCAAAATCTATGAAGGTCTGAAAGTACGCGTAGTACGGAATCTCAAAACTCATCACATGACGCTTTGCATCAAACTCTGGAACAACAAGTATCTCGTCGTCTTTAATGAGCTCACAAAGATACTCACGCCTAAAAGCTTTTGTATGCTTTCCGCCGCAATCTTTTACAGCCATCTCTAACTGTTCTTCGTCGAGAATAGGATTGTCGAAGATTGTAAACGTAAAGAAAGCGTTATTAAGTTTTGCTTTCGGTATTGTATTAATAACAAACTCATGTGACATCAGCTTAGGCGGTGTGGTGAAATGTCCCATCAAACCCTTGGTGTGCAGAAGCTGTGGTTTTAATACGTCACGCATCCCGTAAATGTAGTTATCAGAGTTACTCGAGCCGCCCTCTTCAATCCATATATTCTCAGACTCAGAGCCGCGATGCGATTCGATGTTAGCGGTATCAAATCCGCCTAGAATTAATTCAGAATCACCAACAATCCATTTATGCTCTGACTTTGTACGCCTGATTAAACCTGTTGGGGCATCACTGATAATCTTGTTTAGAAGAGGCACGACAATCTGTGTCGTCTGTTTGATATCAGGGCCGATGATACGTTCTCTTGACCTTGCTTTGCGTAAGCAGTTCTCTAATGCAAGAACGATTAAAAGATAGCTCTTACCCCAACGACGCGAGCACAAAACAACAAACTCACGAACACCAGGCGGAAGATTTCTAACTGTGTCGTAAATCTTTTTCTGACCTTCGTGTAACTTCCAGTCAAGGGTACCAGAGTACCACGCATTGTTGATTTGAGACTTAATAAAACTATCTAGGTCTTTCATCTTCTTCTCTTGATAACAAAGAAGCTACAACCATCTGGGTTTTTTTCAGTTCTGTAATTCTTTCTTCACGAGACATGTTCGCAAATCGCTGTTCAAGAGTGGTTTGGTCGACTTTCTTATCCAACCTATCCCACTTGTGAATATTACGCATAAGAGTACCCCAAAGCTTTGTATTAAGCTTTGGACTATCCGAATGCTCGACAAGATATGTCAAAGCTTGTTGTACATAAAACTGCTCACTCTTCGCCAAGCCAACTGCACGCGCTTCCGCGAACTCTTGATGATATTTAGCCCATTGACCAACAGTTTGCCTTGATACACCAACAACCGATCCAAAAGAGCTAATCGGGAAACCTTTGCTCATATGCTCAATAAGCAGTTCGCAAAACTCTGGTTTATACTTTGTTACGTGATCATTGTCTCTGATTTTTAAGTGTGCAGGGATAATAGGTCCAGCCATTATTTTTTAAGACTCCTACTCATTTCAACAGCAAACTTTAAATCGTTTACACGCTTGTCAGTATCTTCGTGTTTCTTCATTAAGCTGTTGTGTGTTTCTCGAATCGATTCAATTAAAGTTTTGCATTCTTTTAAAGTTTTTTCAGAACTTAATCTCGCGTCCCACGAGACAGAAAGCTGTTGTTTGATGTGAACAAGAAGTCCACAGCCGATGCCAATAAAAGCAAGCATAAGAACAGCGCACAGAAAAAGAAATGTTTCAATCATAGCTCTCCCATTGTAACAGTGCAGCCAGCACTTTTTAACATATGTATTAACGTTGCGATCTCTTCTTTCCTACCCTTGGAGAGGGCCTGTGTAGCACTCTGGGCATTCAGTCTCTCTAAGATTCGTTTCAACGACTCTTGTGACATCGGCAAGAGAGCGTGCGACGATGACGATTGCGCCAGCGGCGGCCATTCGAGTTTGGAATGCAACTTGGTTTCGATGCGTTTTGTACCTGTCTTTACCTGTTTTAATCCAGTCTCGGTGTGCTTGTTCGAGCGCACTTTCGCTTGGGGATACCCACTTTGCATCTTTAACCTCAATGTAAATAGCTTTACCTTTTATTACACCGACCAAGTCTGGAATACCAGGTGTAAAGGATTCTGCTACTCCATGCTTTGTTAATCTCGGCATGTTGTTTTGTCTGTAGATCGTGACGTCACGCCGCCCCAATGAACGGAACCATTGTAGTATCGCCGCTTGGGTTTGTTTTTCTGTGCTTTTATTCTTAACGTTTCTTTTTGCTTTTGCCTTATCAAGACTACGCAAAGCGTCATTAGCAATACGTTTAATATCAGACTCAAGCTGAGCGGGGTTATCTGTCCCAAGGATTCTATCAATCTCACTGCTTGTCTGTCCCTTTTGCGCCAATCGAACAATAGAGTGTGCCACTTCCGCTTGTCCTCTCATACTCTACCTTTGTCTTATACCAACCAACTTGCGAATAGTTGTAGAGATCGCCACCGGGACCATTAACAACTATCTCGCCTTCAGGAATTGGCACCCAATCTAAATCATCATCAACTTTACCATAAATCTTAATTGTTCCTACAGGACTTCCTACCCATTGAAAATGGTAGCAGTAAACTTTATAGGCTTCGAGTCTGTAAGGAATCCCTACAACATTAGCAGACATGTCGGCTGCGTTAATATATTTGTGCGGTGGATATAATATGCTCATGTAGGACTTTCCCCTTCTAACTTAGCAACAAAACTCATGCCCCAAGCAGTCTCTTCGTCACTACCAGTGATAACAATTTCCGCGTCGTCACCAATTAATTCAACCCGTAAATCAAAGTTATGCTCACTTGATGCGTAACAATCGCAGTCGCAAGAGAACACGGCAACGTATTTATTTTCTTCAACAATATGTTCATCAGACCAAACGGTGAAATAAATTTCGTCGTTCCTGTAAATGTGAAACTTAACGACGCTGGTTGTTAATCCCGCAACAAAAGTAATTGTCCCGTTAGCGTTCCAAACACCGTCGTGTTTTGGTGTAAATTTATGCGTGTCTAATGAAAATTCGTTGTTGTTATCCCATAACTTTCTAACCGAAAGAACCATGGTGACGTCATTACCAACGACAACCTGTTCAATATTATCTTTATCGATAGCGAATGTTGAGTTTTCGACAAAGTAGTTTGTTTTGTCGCTTGCTTCGTAGGATGATATAGCTTCAGACAAATCGTCAATATAAGATTGATAATCCTCCTCAGACAAAACACGCCACCCGAGTTTTATTAGTTTATCTTTATCTTCTGAACTGCATGTTTGCATCACCCAAGGATAACTCAAAGGAAGCAATGATCCTTGTGGCCTTTGGTTTATTGGGCATTGCGAAAACGTCTTAAAAGCTATCATCCGAAGTCTCTCAGTAAGAGTGTTGACGAAGGAAGTATTGCAACATTATTTCCGTTGCTTTCGCTTCTAAAAGTAATATTAAAAGTTCCACCTGATGTGACTTCAAAAACACCCTTCATATTTAGAATCTGAGGAGCGACTGCACCTACTGATGCGGTTGAGGTTACGTAATCACCGAGAGAGTTTATCGTGCCACCCCACAAAGCACCGGTGCCGTCAGTGTTTGTGTTTGCCATTTGAACCATTAGAGCGCCCGGAGCGCTAGCACCATCTGGGCTAGTCATGGTTATACCGATACCAGTTCCTGTTGTTGCTGTTTCGTATAAAATAGTTGCTTCGTAATAATATTTTCTTCCCGTTACGACTGTTACCGCAAGCTCAGTGATATTAACGCCTGTCACATTTGAGCTGTTATTATAAGTTGAAGACGTGCATAGCTCTGTCCAAGGATCTACTCCCAACGAGTCTATTTGCGCTTGCAGTTTCCCTATTGCAGCTAGCAATGTATCAGTCGATAAAACGGTTGAATCAGGCGAGGCTGAAAAACCAGTCAGTAAAGCCGCTGTCGGATTAACCGTACTCGCCGCGTCAACGTGACCAGTCGCTCCAACCGTTAGAACTGGTATCGCATTCACACCACCATAAGAGCCAGGAGTAACAGCGCTGTTTGCGTGGTTAATCGTACGCGTTGCCGTGATATCGCCACCACCTGATAAGTACGTGCCAGCGTTAATACTAACAGTGCTGTGGTCAATATGAGTGTTGCCACCACCGTTTAAAAGCGAGTTGTGATTCACTCCGCCAGGAATAACAGCAGCTGTAATCGAGTTTCCTGCGTCATTGTAAGTAAAATCAATCGTCGATGAGTCGGTGAGAATTCCTCCGACAGCATCTTGCGCTGCTTCATTAAAGTCTGTGACCTGAGTTGATGGGATTGCAATTGCAACGTTTGATGCAGAAGTTGCTTGACCTTGTCCGTTTATAGCAATCTGCGGGACCTGTGTTGCGCTTCCGTATGTCGCGGCTGTGACGCCTGTGTTCGAAATACTTAGAGTAGGGTTACCACCAACACCAGCTGGTTCAGCTGATGTAAGTCCGGTTGAGACAGCAATAAATCGTGTTGCCCAAGTGTTAGTTCCGGTGCGACATAAAATACCTGTTCCTGTTAGTGCAGCAATCGCTGTTAAGTCTGCATCAACCGGCTGAGCTCCAATGTTCGATGGAGTGATAGTGATGTTTGAAGCAGATGTAATTCTTCCCTTTGTATCAACAGCAAAGCTCCCTACAGCTGTTGTTGAACCATACGTAGCTGCACTCACACCTGATGTTGTTAAAGCTGCTGTAACTGCGTTTCCAGGGTCGTTATAAGTGAAATCTATCTCAGAGCTGTCTTGCATCATTGCGCCAACAATATCTTCGACCTGTTCGGTTGTGACTCCAGCACCGTAGGTTGTTACAGCACCTGCATCGTCAACGCTCGAAATAGTGCCGCCTGAGTTGACGTATATTCTAACTTTCCCAGCTGATGGAGTTGGTGGTGTTGTGGCCTGTTCGGCCATGACGATTCTACTCATAAATCACTAACTCCCCATCAATCGTTTCTTCAAATGTGTCTAATATTTCTTGTTCTTGATAAACGTTCATCTGCCTTACAGCAGGTATGTATGTATTGCGGTCTATGGTTATCGAACTAAACGGACCCTCGTTCAGTGCGATTGCTTGATAGTTGTCTCTGTACTGAACCTCTCCAGTTGCAGAGACATCCATCGTGTAGCTATTGCTGTTCTCAAAAGCCAAACCCTTTAAAGCTAAATAATCCTGTGCAGGATTAGTCTCCCGTGGATACATGTCAGTAGACGAACCATCGGGTGTTGTTTCAAGCTTGAGGGGTTTGACTTTATCAACCATTACGCACGACGTCCTAAGTATTGGAACTGAGCGTGGATAGCTGTTGCAGACTTAGCAACGCCAACCTTCAACACAACGTTACCGCTGCCTGTTGGTGTAGCCGATTGCACAGCGCCTGCAGTTGCTGTCGAAAGATAGTAGGTAGCACCAGCTGTTAAGCCAGAGAATCCACTCATGATGCCTTCCGAACGAACCGACACTGGGTTGGTTGCAGTAACCGTAGCCATTGCAAAGCCAATCGAACCTTGTGCTTCCGAAGCGCTTGTTCCAATTGCTGGGCTAACAGAGTCAGCCGAGCTGATGTAAACAACGTCACGAGCCGCAACATCTGCTTCAACAGTGTAAATGTTGTCGATGTTCTCAGCAGACGACACAGTGCTTTGGTCATCCCAAGCAGTACCGTTCCAGATGTATAGCTTGTTGTCAGAGCTATTCCAAACCATGAAGCCTTCACCAGTTGCTGTTGGTGTAGCGCTTGGAGCGCCAGCTAATGCAGGCAAACGGAATGCGTCAACTTGACCAGAGCTGTCCGAGATGACGGGAAACAGAATGTCTCCTGCAGTCGTCATAACGTTTGAGCGCTCTTTTGCCATGATATTGTCGACAATCAATGCACCAGCAGTTTGGTTGATTGTGCCGCTTGTTGGGTCGTTGAATGCTAAATCGTTAACGTCAACAACGTCTTGGTTGTTCATATCTAAGCCAGTGCCAGATAGAACAGGTCCGCCGCCCGTTACCGAGTACGAAAGAAACGTAACGTCATCGCCGCTCGAAGAGTGTTCGAGAGGGTAGCCGTTAGCGTCAAGCTTAAGTAATAGAACTTGTGCCATTGTTTAATTCCTCTTTTTTAATTTCAAATGTTACTTCATCAATAACAACGTCTGTTAACGATACACCAACTTCTTTTTCAAGAGCGATGCGTAACTTTGAATACTCGTCCTTAGCGTTTTGAAAGTGTGACTCAGCAGTCGCACACACTTGGCTATAGGCCGCAGTCTTTAACCGAAGGACTTCTAAATCCTTCTTGAGTAATTCCAATTGCAACGTGGTAACTTTTGATTTTTCACCAGCGAGTTGTGATGAGAGAATACCGTTTTTCCACTTGAAATACTGCGATTCTGTCAATTTTCCGACTGTGATTAGTTCCATTTCAATACCCCAAGTCTTTTATTTGTTCGATAGCCATCTTGTACTTGCCGATATCTGATTGCAAGAATGCGATTTTCTCTTCATTCCAAGTGCTGTCATCAACATTAAAGTAACACTTCACCTTGTTCTTACTCGTACTCTCATGCTTACAAATAACGTAACCACGAAGTAACAACCACGCGCAAAACCATATGTCAGTAGAGTTACGCACGTTGGAAGCGCTCCCCTTTGTAAAAAACAAACTCTGTAGAACTGAATGGCTGACCTAATTTAAGCACAATTGTTCCAGAAGATGTTGGAGCTGTCACGGTTAGCAGACCTGGTGTTACGTCGCTTAAAAAGTATTCCTTAGTCTCATCGAGCCCAACAAAGGCAGGAATAGTCTTACCAGTTACCCTGATGTCACACGTAGTGGTTGAAGGCTTAGCCTGTACGCATCCAATAACGTTCGAGTTAGCAAGGGAGTCTGCGAGCGCGTTGTACGCTACACCCGCCACCATTTTTACAGCAGCGCCCACATAAACACTTGCATCACACGGAACGTTTTTAAGAAGGATACCAGCGGAGCCACCATCAAGGCTTGGCGGGTTATTCGATTGAAGGATTGAACCAAGAGCAGCCATTAGTTAACCGCGATCACTGTGATTTGATAAGTCCCAGCGCCTGCGTCTCTTGTGTAGTCGATTGTTGTCGAAGCGTTTGTGATGGGGATAGTCACAGGCTCACCTGGATCCATCAAATAGAAGTCAGTCCCACCAGTTTTGAGGATCTTCACATATCCAGGATTCTCTTTAAGGGCCTTTATAAGCACAGAAGTCGGAGCAAAGGGGAAGCTAAGGGTTTGCAAAGAAGTGGTCACAGTAAGCGTAATAGGCGCGAAATCAGTACTAGGTTGAACGGTAACATCAACGTCACCACCAGCAATTTCAACGGAAGTCTTACGACCACCAGTAATCATCTTTGTTTCATTCATATTGCCGCGAATTGTATCTAACTATTCAACTTAATCAACAAAGCGAGGGCTCAAAAGAGAAATGCTTTAGACGTATGCAACTAAGGCTATTGAATGAGTTAAAATAGAGCGTTGATTCTTAGATATGACTTTTGTGACCTTTTGTGACCTCTCTGTGACCTACCAGGTCACAACAGGAAACATAAGCCCAGTAAGGCTTTGCGGGGATTTTGTGACCTTGTGACCTGATTATAAGACACAACTGTTTTTTTGAATTTTTTTGCACTTTGCTATCGTTTTGTTGCAAAAATGTCAGTTTTTGAAAATGGCATTGCCAGTTGTGACTTATATATAGTTTCTCGCGTTATAAGAAACAGGTCACAAAGGTCACAAAATCAGGACTTTTACGCTTGCTAAGCGGATAACTTCTGTGACCGACGGTGGTCACAAACCGGTCACACCGGTCACACTGAACCGTAACAGTGTTAAAGCTCAAGGAAAAAT